CTATTCACTAACGACTATTCACTAACAACTATTGTGCCGATGCGGCGGGTATCAGGGGTGAACCCGCCGCCGGCTTTTTGTCCTGATTTATCAGGACTGTTTTTTTTAGCTCGCTCTCAGCGTGTCAATCATGTAGGTAAGCAGATTGGCTTCAGCCGTCGCCACTTCATCGGTATTTGCTCTAACTCGCAGAATCTCCGCCCTGAAATTATCATCGTAGTAGCGTTCGACAACTGGGAATACCGGTGAATCCTTGCTCCAAAGCATCGTTCTCCATGCTCCGGGAATTTCAAGCGGAGCATCTGCTCGTGGTGACAATACCGCCAGCATCGCCTTGCCGCTGCCCCATATCTTCGACAGGCTTTCCGTTTGACCTTCGGGGGCAGTGTCGTAAGAAAGCTCTGGTACCAATACCTGTCCAATCTCGAGGATTGTTGCGAGGTGTAAAGGTTTGAGAACCGCAGGTCGAACCCCGTTGTTTTCACCGAATGTGTACTTAACCTGGTCTTTAATTGCCGCGGTTGCGCACATCAATTTAAAATCTGTTCGCGGACAGATCAGGGTTATTCTGCTTCTCGAAATTCCGGTTTTCGCAACGATTGCCTCGATGCCGGTTTCAATATCGCTTGCTGGATCTGCGTTGGCGGCCGTTGCCCAGCTTGTCGCGGCATTATTTGGCGTGTAAATACTGGTATTCATAACCAGTTGCGATATCCTGTATTCTCTGTTCAGTCTGACTTTATGTGTGGTGATAATAGTCCGGGCCCTTTCGCAGTCAAGGAAACTGCTATATCGGCGCTGTACCTTATCGTACAGTTTGTCCGAAAGACCCCTGTCTTCGCAGTCGTAAGAACCGCTGTCAAAGACGCTCTCAATGAAGTTATATCCTGATTTTTCACTTACGGTGTCATCGTCCTTTTTCAGGAAGTTTTCACGCGTGATAATCGGGTAAGAGGCTGCCGGCTCTTCGACCTTATTTATCGGGGCCACAATATCGCCGATAAATCCCTGCTGCGCAAGTTCGGCATCGTATTCTGATGCTATCTGCGATAAATCTTTTCGCAACGTTGCGGTTGTACTCAATCCCATGATATATCTCCTAAAAATTTAAGTTAAATTTTTTACCCCGTATTCTCAGAAGTTTCGAACCTCGAAGAGAAACTTAAAGGGGCGTTAATTCCGTATTGACTTTCTACTAAGGGCAACAAAAAAGGCGGTCTGTCTAAGAGGTATGAGCCCTCATACAGCCGCCCTGTTTTATTGCCTATTTGATTCTCAACCCGTCGGTCCTGAATCAAATTTAATTTATTTACTTGTAAAATTTTTGAATTTTGAAAGTTTAAGCCGCAGGCAGTATCACTTCCGCTGCATTGGCTGCAAAATCGCCGAGAGCTGCAATCGCATAGGTTGTGCCTGTCAAACTGTAACAGTTCAATACGTTCAAAATCTGTGTGTCCTGTCCGCCATTGCCGCCGCCATCCAATACAACGCAATTTCTGAAAGTTGATACAGAGGCAATCGTTGCCGTGCCGAATTGTATATCTCCATCGAATTGCATATTTGTGAATTCAAAACGGTCATCAGTATTCTTCGGGGCGATATACAGTAATCCTTCCATGAAATCATGCCGTCCATTGCAGTAAACTTTTATTGCATTGCCGGCAACCGTGTGAACAACATTGAGAGATTTGACAGTTTCATCATGCTGTTCAAAAGACACATTAGACAAATTTAAGATGAGCTTTCTGCCGACATTGTTGTTATCGACAGTAATACCTTTCACAGTGCCGGGGGCTGATATTGTCAGATTTGACAGCATCGCCTCAAAAGAAGAAGTCTGGACAGTGGGGTCTATGAGTACTATCTCAGTTTCAGCGTTAAGAGCGACTGCTTCTGAAGATTCATCTCCAATTATGACGGCGCCGCTATCGCCAGATAGTCCTCTTATGCTCACGCCGTTGATACTTGGCCATACAAAGGCTTCTGGATATGTGCCCGGCAGAAGCATAATTGTCTTGCGTGCAGTCGTTACAGCCGCCACTGCCGCGGCAATCGTCAGCAGAGGTGATGCTAAAGAGCCATCCCCTGAGTCGTCGCCGTTAGGACTTACCCATATCAGACTTGTTGCAATTCCACCGGAAATTGCACCTGTATTTCTCCATACCATTGCGGAAATTATAGCATTGGCAGCAGTCGCCGCCTGCCCCATGCTCTTGCCAATACATCCACCAACCGCCGCATCGCTGACCTTGCCGTCGTCGGCAGGATAAATATTGGTATTTGCGGCAATTGCCTTTGCGCATGTTACACGTTCGATATTACCTTTGAGTGGATATATCGTCACCGGTTTGGTTATTGCCACTTTTTCACCGGTAATTCCATCAGGACTCTCACCTGAATCGCAGTAAACAGCCGTGTTGCCGGATAACTTAACCAAACGATCCATTTCCAAGGCCTCTCCGGATGTTGCCGCGAACGGCCCTTCATTTCTTGTCGCCATTTTTTATTCTCCTAAAAAATTTAATGTTAAATTTTTTAGCTCCCGGTTTATCAACGAGTTTTATAACCTTGAAAATAAAACTCAGAGGGAGCCATTATTAACTTTTTACTTATAAACTTTTACTCTTTTGCTCTGTTAACTTATTTACTTTTCACAATTCGCTATCAGCAGTTGATATCAGGCTGCTTAGCTATCATCCACGCCTCATAGGATTTCGGCAGGGCTTTTGCCGCCGTAATCATCGCATCGCCTTTTTTCACTCCGGCCTTTTCGCCGTCTTTGACGAGCTGGCGGACCTTTGCCATATAGGTCTCTTTCTTGCCATCATCCGTTCCGGCTGCGGCGTTAACATCTGCGGCTTGTTTGCCGTCACCGAGATTGTCGGTTGCGGCAACCTTCACGGGCGGATTTCCCGCTGCAGCAATAGCTTCCAGCTTCTTATTTGCCGCCGCCAGTTCATCCGAGATTTTCTTGTTCTCGGCTTTCAGTGCCGGCACGAGCATTGCCGTTGCCGCCGTTACATCGCAGTTGGGGTCGGCGACCGCCTTTTCCAAAAGTTCCTGATTGCCTGCAAGGACTTTTGTTACGGCCAGGATGCGATTATTGTTTGCTGTTACCGCTGCAGCGACCGCATCATTTTTTTGTTTCTCAATTTCGTCGGCGGTAAGTTTACTTTCATTTTTCTCTGCCATTTTAGTATCTCCATTAAGCTCACTATCATTGTTTGCGGCAGTCGTCGAGACGAGCTTATTATCCCGAACTACCGCCGATTTATTGTCTATAATTATTTCTTTTAAGGTTGCTATGCCGTCCACCAGTCCGGCCTCAATCGCCTTTGGTGCCGAAAGAACTCTGCCATCTGCGATCGGTGCCAAATCCTCAATTGACATTCCCCTGCCTGCCGCTACATCTTTGACGAATAAATCATGCAGGGCGCGTATTCTGGTTTCAATGTCATCCAGATTTGCAAGCTTGACCCCGGGTACCGCGACGCCCTTATATTTTCCGGTCGATAAAACTTTGTATTCGTAACCTTCTCTTTCGGCCGCCTTGCTCGAATCCTCGATAACTACATACACCCCGATAGACCCCGCTTCGCCTCCGCGATTGATGTAAACTTCGCTCGCCTGGCTTGCCAGCCAGCAGGCGCCGGATGCGGCGATATCTTCAATAAAAGCTAAAACTGTTTTAATTTTATTCACTTCGGATATTTTTTGAGCCAGGTCCGGAATTCCGGCAGCCGAGCCGCCCGGACTTTCAACGTGTAAAATTATTCTGTCCACAGTCGGGTCGGCCAGTGCTTTATCTATATCGGCACTGATTTGCTCGACAGATGTGCCCCTTGCCTGTGAAATGCCGTTGACCTGCGATGAATGCTTTGCTAAAACCCCATAAACCGGTATTATCGCCGCTCCGTTTTCAACGTAATACCCGCCGTTTGGATTTTCGTTTGTTTCTTTTTTTCCTGAAGCTGCCAGAATTTCCTTAATCTCATCGCCTGTAAGTTTCAGCCCGCCGGCATGCCTGACAAATACATCTTTCATTTTACCCAGGATAACCGGCTCCATCAGCCAGAGTGTTTCCTGCAGGAATGAAAAAATAATTTTATCTTTAATTGTTTGCGTCATTTTTTGCCTCTCTCGGTATTTTCATCGTCTTCCGAAGATGTTTTTCCGGAAGCTGGAGCTGGTGTTTTGGGGGATTCAACGGTAGATGATGGAATCCCTTTTTCTATAAGCAAAGCAAGTTCTTTTTTACGGGTATCGAAAACCGTTTCCATAACCTTGCCTTCATCTTCAATCCATTCCGTCAGAGTTCCCGCTCCCGCTTTGATTCGTTCAATATAAGACTGTACTTCTTTGTATGGATCTACCCATGCCCATCGGGGTGGGGTAAAGGCAAGTTTGTATGCGTTGGCAATCGGCGATAAATCGCCCGATGCAATCCATTTACTCATCAGCCAGTTATAACGCCGCTGAATACACCAATCGCGAATAAATACCTGCCAGCATTTAAATACTCTATATGCCTGAAGGAGTGATGCCCTGGCAGAACTGTAATTTGTCTTTGAAAAATCCAGTAGAATAAGTTCAAGAGGAAATCCGACGGCGCAGCCTATCATCCGCAGGGTTGTAACGATATAAGGCTCAAATGCCTGCGATGGTCTCTTGCCGCCGTGTTCTTCTATCCTTTCGCCGCTCAGTAAATCAAATATCATGCCGGGTTCAGACCTGAGCAGTTTCTCGTAAGTTGTTTCCGAGTCCGCCGTGGAATTGGGATCTGTTTGTGTGGTTACGCCGGGCAGTGCTGTGGTTGCGTCCGGCCTTATAATCGAGAAAATTTTGCAGGCATCAACTTCTGCTGCCAGCATTTCGGCATCAAGGTATCCTTCCAGCCGACCAAAATAACCCATACACGGGGCCAGTACGGGAACTCCGCGGGTCTGACTGAATCTGTTTCGATTAGCGATTAGTGTTGCGTTTGAAGCGTCAATTCGCTGCGCCTTTGTATAATCGCCAATCCACCCCTGAAAATAAGTATTATCTTTCGGGTCTGTTATGTAATAAGCCGCATGCCTGCCATTTTCATCCAGTTCAACCCCGCCGATAACTCTGCGCCCGTTCCAGCCGTAGCCGCCGATTGGCGAGACAAGACAATGAGATTCCAGACACTGGATAGTTTCATCGGCAAGATAATTATGCAGGATATCGCCATCGGTAAATAATGCGCGGGTAGAATAATATATAATATCCTGAAAATTAAACAGTCCGCGATGCTCGGCATTTTTATTATGTTCCTCAAGCAATGCCGCGGCGTCTCGATTAAATGATTCATCTGAACTATCAGGTCTAAAGGCATATTCAGGTCCCGAAATGTTTTCACACGCCCGTTCGATGACTCCGTGCATTAAAGGGGAATTTCTATCGGTGTCGCGAACATTCTCTCGCAAATTAAACAGTGTGATATCGTCCTGTGCGTTATCAGCATTGCCCGCTGCGTTGAGATTTTTGCGGCCCTTCCTGCCTCTGCCTGCCTGGGTAACATCGTAACCGCCGGCCAGAATCGTATTGCCATACCGATTCAATGTTCTTTTTTGTGCCCATGCCGGCGAAAACTTATCAGCCACTTTATCGATTATATTCGGCGGAAACTTTTTATCAGCCGCTTCGGCAAGAGCAGTGCCTCGCCCTTTGACTATTTCACGCAGGGCAAGAGTTGAAGCAAATTGCTGCTCTTTACCGGCCATTATGCCCTCCCCGATATATCGGCAAGCAGAATAGTAACTCTGGTTCCGCTTTCGCGGGCGGCCTGGACGGCGAGTTTTTCGACGACGAGCTGAAGTTCATTCAAATCGCGATATGTATAACTGCGAAGGCCCACTTGTACCTGTTTAGTCCCGCCGGCATCGGTTAAAAGTGCCAAATAGGCGGTCTTTGCCGCTTCGAAAAGTTCTGTAAACGTTGCGCTCATGCCTGCGATTATGGGCTTGTCAATGATAAAAACAATACCCTAAACCGCACATGTGCGGTTTTATTTTTATTTTTTGCTGTTTTTGTTAAAATTTTCCGACTGCGCAAACGTAAATTTATGTGTTCTCGGCCCCGAACACTTCAAACGGTATCGAACAACCCTGCTTTTGTCTTGAAAAATCGTCTTAACTTCCGAACCGATTATACTCGCCGGATATTTACAGTATTTGCACAGGGTATTTTCCCGCAAAACCTGCTTGTCGCCGCCGAGTTTTTTTGCCCTGACGATTTTTACGAGCACATCCGCATCCGCATCGCTCGGCAGATGTTCCTCTTTGCATATCGCCCGTAGTTCAGGCAGAGAAAGTTTACCGATAGCATCGAGTTTGATTTTACTCAGAATTATCGGCCCTTTCTCGTTGCCGGTTTCCTTGGGAGGTGGCGCTGAACCTTTTTCTTCCGCCGGAAGTTTCGCCTTTTCCGCAAGCTGTTTTAATTTTGCCAGCTTCGCCGGCTCTGCATTTTCCCTGACTGCATCGTCTTTTGTCAGGCATTCTCTGCGGAGTTGTTGATACTCTTTTTTTTCGGTTTCGTTTAGCATTTGTGAATCCTTTCATAAAAATTATTAGTTATTACCATTATTATTGAATCGATTCATTTTTCCTGTCCGCCGCTGCGGATTATCTTTACTTTCCCCCGGGTCCCTCAGCATCCTTGCCCCCAGAAGGTCCGCCGCGAATTTTGCACCGACGACATTATCCCACCAGTGATTTGGCCTGTGGCTGTCTTTGGGAATCCAGATATATATTTTTCGTTTTCCCACTCTTTCAGCTCGTCTCTCTTCGCTGCACAACTGCTGCAGCAGTTCGAAGCTGGCGTCTTTTGGAATCTGCATATACCCGGGCCCGGGCATCTCCGCCCGAAAAAGCAGCTCATGAACGGTATTTTTTATTTCATTGACGTTTATATCGAATCGCGGAATTGGTGCGTGGTCCTTATCGTTCCTGCGGTATATGCCCGCCCGCACGGATGGATCGCCCTTGACCGCTATTAAAGGCGCCCATGTGATTTTCCTGATAAAATTAAAAGCCGTTTGTGTATTATAGCCGACATCGATCGCCGTAACGATTGGAGAAAGTTTTTCATCGGGTTTATTTTGTCGGCTATATCGCATCTTCAAAAATTCTTCAACCGGCCCCCAGTTGGCAAGTTCTGATGTATCACCCGATTCGAGCCTGTCGTAATATATAATAGCTGATTGATACAGGTATCCGAATCCTACCGCTGAGATGTAAAAATGGTCTTTCTGAACATCGACATGCTGCGTTATAATCTGGACATATTCGGGCACCTCGAGCATTTTGTAATCGCCTTTGTGGCTGGTCAGTTGTTTCTCATCTGTCTTTTTGATAATCTCATAGAACGGCAGGCCCAGTTGCGAATTGAAAAAGTCCTGCAAAGGCTCTTTATTGCCGGTTTGTTTTTCCCTGTTCGCCGCCACCCACTCGGCGGCCAGATCCGCTACAGTGCAGAACATCGGAGCCAGCATAAGGGCATGGATATGATATCCGAAATGGTTCGTATTTGGTATTTGTCCGATAATCTTGCCATCAATTACTTTGCAGCTTTCCGGACACCATATTCCACCGCTCGCGGCCAGCCATCGTTCCTGTTCGCTCCACAGAACTCCGCAGGCCGGGCATACATACCGGCTGTGAATGCCATCTGCATAAGTTTCCGGCTCGAGGAAATTTGCGTCTTTATCTTTATCAATAACGACATTCCACCAGCTCATTAAATGCCAGTTGAAACAGTGCGGGCACTTGATCCACCACGACCGGCGGTCTGACTTTTTATATTCGGCGTGAATCAGATCATCTTCAATAACGGGAGTTGATATGACTAAAATCTTCCATCTGCCCTTGAATGTCCTGACCCTTTTTTTTGCCAGTGATACAGGGTCGGATTCTCGCCCGCTTTTTGGAGGGTATTTGCCTACCTCATCGAGTATCACATAGCAGACCGGGTTATCGGCAAGCGCTGCCGGGCTTCCCGACCAGGATATATAAATAATCTCGTTATCGAGAATTGTTTCTTTGCCGCTGTTGAGGTTTTCTGCCTTTTGATTCGGCAGATGACGCAAAAGTTTCGGGCAGGCCTTGAACATCGGGCGAATCCTCGTATTGATTCTTCTGTTTGTATCATCTTCTCTGGGCAGGTTTAAAAGTGTCGGCGCTGGTGCCTGGTCGATTGTGCATCCGATAAAGATATTAGTCAACTCCGAGCCGGCCGCCTGTGAGCATTTCATCTCTGTTACCTGGCAGTGGCCTACGGCGGACAGTCTCTGCATCGGTTCGATTTGGTATGGTGTATAGTAATTGCTCCACGGCCCGGGCAGTGCCGCTGTCAGGTCCGGTATGACGTAATTTTCCTCCGCCCATATTTCCATAGATACTTTTTCTTTATCAATAAGGATTTCCATCTCCTCCTGCTGGATCGTCAGGGGATGTATTACCGGTAACTGAATTTCCGAGTTACTGAGTTTCATAAATTCTCGATAAGTTCCCTGAATTTTTTATTCTGTCCTTCGTTCAATTTAAGTTCGATTGCAGAGTTAGCCAGCTCGTTGCATATCTCAGCGAACGAGGCCGACAGGATTTTCCTGATTCTCTCGAGGGGCTGATTTTCCAATAGCCCGGGGAGTTTATCTGTCCTCTTGTCGAACGAATTTTTAAGGAATTGATGTCGGGCGAGCAGTCCCGCTATGACCTGATTACGATCGAGGAGCTGACCTATTTTTTCTTTCAGTTCAAGGTCGAGCATCTCGGCCTTTTTATTCCGCAGCACCTCCGGCTCGGTTATTTTGGTTGTCTGTTTCGTTTCGAGTGTGAATTTTTCAAACCACTTCAAAAACACTGCAAGGTTATAGCTGCCATCTGAATTGCGGCTCAGTCCGTAATTTCTCGGCCATTCGTATTCGACGGTTTGGCGGGTTTTGCCCGTCAGTTCCTGCATTTGTTTGCTGGTAAGGTGCATAAAATCTGCCGCCTGGTGTGCGATTTCTTTGCGCATTAGTTTTTCGAGCTGTTTGAGCGCCGATGGCGACGCCATGCCGACCATTTCGAGCCATTTGCCTTTTATAGCAAGCAGTGTTTTAAGTCTGGCCTGGTTCCATGTATTTGAGGCCTCAAAATCTGACAGGAATATTTTATCAAGTTCGCCGGCGGATAGTCCCAGTTCGCTTTCGGCCTCGGCGATGGTGTAGTTTTTCCCGCCGAAGTCGGCGATATTCTTCAGGAACGTTCCTCTCTCCCAGGCTTTCTTTAAATGCGGTTTTTCGGCAAAAATTTCATTCAGGGATTTTTGCCGCCCCGCCCCTTTGAGCTGCTTGGATTTAATTTTCTTTGACCTGGTCAAAGAAAATTGCGGGGTTAGCTCCGCCTCCGCAATGCTCTTCCCTGCCATTGCCAAATACTTCAATGATGCCGCATTGAGCATATATGTATTTGGCAATGCCCCCGGGTTTTCAGAAGTTTTACGTTTCAATCCCGTCAGGGGCCTTGAGGTAAAACTTTGAGGGGGCTGCGTTTTATTGTTCTTTTTCTTCATCGCTGATTACGCCGATTCGAATAATGGTTTTTGGTTTTTATCCTGTTGTTTTATTGGTATTCCGGTCTGTATCGCCTTAATTCTGGCCTCTGCAATTTTGCAGTAATCGGCCTCTTTCTCGATTAAGACAAAATCCCTGCCTGTATTTATACATGCCAGAGCCGTTGTTCCGCTCCCGCCGAACGGGTCAAGCACAATTCCGCCGCCTTGAGGCCTTTGGCCGAAACCCCGCGCGCTAGTTTTCTCGGCTTCCGAGGAAACTGCGGGGGGTGTCATCGTTAGCTTGCAAAGATACTCCATCAGGTCAAGGGGTTTTACGGTGGGATGAAAATTTGCTACTGGTCTGTTTCTATCTAATCCTTTTGCCACATCTTCAGTATAGCCTTTTGCATTGCTACCACCATTTTTCAATGGCATTCCCTCACATCCAACATTCCTCTCTGCCTTATCCGCCTTTGCGGTATAGAAAAAGCGAGAAACCCCTCCCTGATCAGAATAACCACTTATCTTTGAAGCATCTGTTCGTTTGTTACCCCACGACATAGGGTTTGGTGATGTGCCACCTTTGATTCCAACAGAGCTTTGAGTTTGAACTTGTTCATCTAACATCGCTGCTGATTCGGAATCCAAAATAACATTTGCCGGCCATCGGCCTTTGTTTAATCCAGTAGAATCTCTTGCTGGAGTTATACTGGTGTTCCAAGTACGACTGGTTTCATAAGGACCATGTTTATTATTTCTTCCCACTTCTTCATCCGTACCTATCCTTGCCCCATCTATATTCAGCCCTGCGACTCCGTGCTTGAGTGCGTTGTCTGTAAAAGTTCCATCCAAAGGCTTCATCGCAACGATAATCGGCTCAAAGGCAGGCTTTAACGCCGTCCCCCAGCCGTTCCAGAGCTTGGCCTCATCGGTAATGGGTTCTGATTTGGGACACTTACACGGGTCCGGACTAAATAATAATTTCCCGCATTGCAAACATCGTTTATATCGCTTACTACTTTTTGTCGGGTCATTTTGTTTTGTGCAATTTAAAAATTCTGTTTCATTTACTTTTCTGAAGTTTTTCCACGCATTCTCGAATTCTTTTTTGTCCGGTTTTCTGCCGAGTTTTTCGGTCAGTTCTTTAATACAGGCTTGCTTATCGAACATCAGGCTGATATTCGCCGACTTTGGAAATCCGCTGCCGTAGAGCCACATAATCGTATCTCTAATTTGCCAGCCTGCATCTTCGATTGCGCAGGCGATTCTGTGGCTCGTCCTGCTGCCTCCAAAACAGAGCATGAAAGCCCCCGGCTTTGCGACCCGCAGGGCTTCACTTGCCCATTCAAATGTAAAATCATAAAGACCGCCGGTCTTGAATCTCGGCAGGATTTTAAAATTCTTTTTTACTTTAGGGTCGTTTTCGCCCTCGTTGCCCGCCTGTCCGAATTGCGATTTATCAAATGTGTCCCAGTGTTTACCCATAAATCCCAGTCCATAAGGTGGGTCTGTAATGATTGTATCGAAAGTATTATCGCCAAATTCCCGCATAACTTCCAGACAGTCCCCATAGATAATTTGATTTATCGGCAATTCCATTTACTTCACGTTCTCTGTGGTAATAAATTTCTTTTTCCATTTGAAAAATCCCTCGATTGCCAGCAGCAGGAAAATGAAATCTCTTATTGCCAGGCTCCACACACCCATCGCGATATGCAGTATCAGGCTCAGGGAATTTGACACAATCCAGATTTTGAAGCATACCGCCATTTTTCGGTTATTGAATATTACTCCCGCCACAGCCAGCGCCATCGAGATATAGCCAATTGTTTCAATCATAATTTCTCGAATCTTAAACTTGCCCGCCCCTGGCGGTTCCTTAATCCCCGCCTTCGCGGGGACAAGTTTTTTATTTTTAATTTTTGATATTTGATTTTTCTTACGCCATCGGCCCTATATAAAGCACCGTCAAATGCAGGTTAGCAAACGCCTGCAGTATCGTAAAATATTCTGTATGTATTTTGTGAATTTCCGCCAGTGCTTTATCCCTCCCGCAGCTGCACGGTACTTTGCAGGTGGTATTCATCAGGCAGTCGCATTCCGGCAGGTGGTGGAAGTACTTTTCAATTTGGTCCATTTTTCACCTTCAAAAATTCGTTTTAATTTTTGAACCCCGATACTGTATTTTCGCCACTTCAAGGGCGGAAAATTACGGGGTCAATCCGTCAGCATTTTCGGTATTTTCCCATCGGCGAGCATTGCCGCAAACTGCGGTGTTAAAACCTGTGCTACTGTCTGGCCGCCGGGCAGGCAGGTCTGGGCAAGGAATACATCTTCGAACGTTACAAGCCCGCTGTCTATCAGCTCCAGCGATGCCTTGATCCAGAGCAGCAGCACCCGCCACAATCGGCGGAATTCTCTCTGCTGCTCAATTTCTCCGCAGGCTTTTTCGCTGAATTTTTCTCTTGGCGGCAGAGGGATGGACAGCTTAATGACCCTGTCTTTGTATTTGAATCCTATGCAGGCGCCCTTGGATGCGGTTCCGTAGTAAAAGCCATCGGCTCCATAGCGGATTAGTGTGCGCTCGATTTCAGTCTTGGTTCTCTCAATCGGCACGCTCGTATTACTCGCATAATTACTCATAATATTCCTCATCTTCTGCCAATTCTTCTTTTCGCTCTCGAGCCGCATGTCTTGCCGCATCATCGACATTTGCCAAATCGCCCCTGTCATGTACCCATTCTGTCCGTTCTAATTTTTCAATTCCATATCTTGATACTTCCGCCCAGACAAGTGCTTTGCCCTGCGGTTTGCCGCACCAGAGCCCTCGGGGAAACTGTTTGACAAATTCCCGCTTCCATTTTTCCTCATCCGGCGGTCCGAACAGATTCGCCTCAACCAGTGGAAATAAATCCATAATTTTTTTAGTCAGTTCGAAACCCATATATTTACCATTGCTGTAATTTCTCCCGATCAGATATAGCCACCATCCCTTAAATGCAAATCCGCTAAATGCAAATCCGCCGACACCCGGGCACCAGAACACCCACACATACATCGGCACTCTTTTAATTTCTTCCGAATCATAGTTCTCTTCGATTTCTTCAAACCTTGCGGCCTGTCTTTTTCGCCGCCGCTCCATAACCATATCCCACGTTACCGCTCGCCGATAAATCCCATTGGATTCATAACCTGCTACATCAGGCGGCGGCTGAAGAATTCCCGGCCAGTGTTTTAATCTCAAAAGGAAATCCCGCGGTACAAAACTGGTCGGTTCGAATCTATCTTCATAATCCGCCGGTAGATCTCTCAATGGACGAATGCACATACCATTCTTTTCAGCTTGTTCCAAAAGTACGTTACTCACTTTTCACCTCCGCCTTTTTGTGCCAATTCCCATATTTCAGATTGCAACCCGCCGGTTAGTCCTGTTTGTTTTATGGCCCCAGCAATCCTCAGGGCATTGAAAGTATCTTGCCGGACCATCTCACCGCCCCATACGCCGTTCTCCGAGCGGCGCTGTAACTCTATCCAGCCATCGCCGACCAGTATGCTTCCATCATCTTTTTTCATTTGGGCAAGTATTTTCAATTGATGCGATGTCATTTTTTTCTCCGTGAAATCTGTGGCTAAAATTACCTATCAAAACTGCGAACCCGGCCTCAAAAAACAATCCCAAAGCGGGGCGAGTGCCTGAAAATCTAAAATAGCCGCTTGAAATCGCGTTTTACCCTGCCAAATCCGTCCCGAAAGCGGGGCAAATAATGCCCTCAAAATGTCATAAGTGCTTGTAAAACAAGGATGTAAAACGAATAAAAAAAATATTTCAAGCACTCGCCCCGCGCCAGGCTTTGATCCGCTTTCTCTAAAGTTGCGGGAAGGACCCGCAACATAAGTCCTTAAACTAACATAGCTTATAAGCGTTATTATACGGTTTATTGTTGCTTTTGCCATCGTTTTAATCTTATCTATTTTAACGCAAGTCCTTGTTTTACATCACTTTACATACATAAAATAAACTAACTAAATCCCTTTTTGCTTTGCAAATTCCCTGCTCTTGCCACTCTCAATAGCCCTTTGAATATGGTCCACCAGACAGCCCGTGGATTACGTGTGCCGGGCTTTCTGCGGCGATTAACGCAGAGTTTATTCGCTTCAAACACAGCTCTGTTCCAAAGCATTGTAAGTGTTGCTGGGTTGAGTTTGGCATTCTGTGCCATTGCCCATGCAGATGCAAAGCTGGCCAGTTCGCTTAGGTCTTCTGTTGCTTGGCGAGTATTTACACTTGACTCAATCGGTTGTCGCCTGAATATGGTGTGGAATATTTCTCCTGCGAATTGACTACATGATGGTTCATAGAGTCTATCCATCGCCCCTGCTATGCTGCTATTAACCGAGCCTGGGGGACTCTTGCCAGTTGTCTGGCCTTTATCCCCCATAGCTTCGGGAATCGGCGGGTTTACGGGTAAGGATTCGGGTTTAGTCTCATCTTGCATTGTGCCTGTAATGCCCTTCCTTTGTCCATCTGGTTGCTTTTCTTTCGGGTTACGGGTTTGGGCTTGGTTTGTTTTAGTTGAACCTGCTGGAACTTGTCCTGCTTGGGATATTTTACTTTTCTCTCGGGTTACGGGTTTACCCGTTTTTTTTCTTTTAGTTTTCTTTCCGCTTTCGCTTTCCGTTTGTGCGGGGGTTTCCGGAATTTTTGCAGATTTCTGCGGATTTTCCGGAACTTCTGCCGGCGGTAATACATTTTCAAACGTAACCTCCGGCAGTGTAATAAGTTCTATCAATCCGACAGATTGCAGAGCGGCCAATTCCTGCCTGCATGTCTTCTGGTCTATTTTCAGCCAGCGGGCGATGCGGTCAATACCAGCGGGCCTATGCTGATGCAATAAACAGCCTCTGCTCCGATATTGATATATATCATTGGCTGCCCGGCGAATCAATTCATTCAACGTCCCCTCCAGGGTTCTCCAGTTCTTTTTCTCTTTAAGTTCCTCGAGCTGATCCATAAAATGTCGCGATTCAGCATCAGCGCCTGCTGTTACATACGCCCGTGTATATTGCAGCGTCCCCTTTTTGCCTTTATCATCGCGATATTCATATCGCTCCCCGAATCTCGATACACACCAAACTTTTTCAGGGGGGATTGATTTGTTTTGTTTTTTCGCTGCTGTCTTTCGCCCTGCAGTCTTTGCCATATAATTATTGTCCTTCGGTTACAAAAATAATTATTTCCCGAACCAACTCCATCCCATCAAGTCCTGTAACAGCTTCAAAATCCCGTGTTTTTTGACTGCCGCGACTCTGCCCATCGCAAAATCTTGTTCATCAATTTGGTATTCAACAAGGCCTTTCTCTTCGGATATTTTCACCGCCGTTATTACCGCGAGCGTTTTGCCTTTATCTTTTATTTCGATTACCATCTTTTTTTATAAACCTTCCTGGCCGGCAGTTTTGCTTCTACCGGCACATCTATCGGCTCAAAATTGCCGCCGCCGCACTTGATACATTTTTCCGGTCTCGGATCACATTCATAATTATATTTATCACTGCAATCATAACCACACTCAATACATTGCCATCGCAAAACCGTCTCACCTTTTTCGAGCCTTCTGAATCTTGCTATCGCCGCCTCATCCTGTAGGTCTTTTTCAATGTCTATCCGCCGGGCAGGCGAAACAGATTCAATCTTCCCGACAGCGGCGGCTACGGAAAATTTCGTTTTGGCAAACCGTTCTCAACGAATATCGAATCGGCTTTTTTAGCCGCTTCAATTTCATTGCTGAATAATCCGCCCCACTTATTCCCTTTGCCTTTTACAAAAACTTGAACTTTCCACTTACCTGACGGTTTGTCCAATAAAACACCAACATATTTTGAGGTTTTTCCCATACGCACCGCTCTTGGTGTGCCTTTAGAGGGCGATATATTTTGGGGTATGGTTCCCGACTTGCGTCCTCGGCGTGTCGGCTCTGGCGGTACTGGTTGCGGAGCTTTCAGCTCGACTGGTTCGAATCCCTTGAGCCTGCCTCCTTCCTGACATTCTACCTCGATTGTTTCCTGGCTTTCAACATTCTCTAAAACAACAATTGCCCGTTCGAGCCTGAAGATAGTTTTCCCATCCGTGAAAAATCTATTGTTACTCATTTTGTGCCTTTCTTCTCGCAAAGCGAGAACTCCCGGGTTATCACCGAGTTTTATTCCTTGAAATAAAACTCAGAGGGAGCTGTATTATTTTCCTGATTGAATCTTTCCATCTGATATACGGTTTATCTTTCATCAGTTCATAAATTGATTTAACAATTGCCGGCTGTGATACCGCCAATAGCGGCCTGACAAATCTTGCCATTTGTTCTTCGGAAACCCCTGTCAGGTCAACCCGCTGCTTGAAGTTTCGCAGCAATCCTATCCAAAAACTATCTGTGATGAATTCTGCGGTCGCAGAGTAGATATGGTCAACAAACCCATCCAGCAACGGCTCGCAACTTATGCTTGTCTGATACCCGCTTTTGTATGCATAACACAGGCAGCTCATACGCTCTTCGAACCTTGGTGCTGAGGGTTCCCAAAAGGCAAGCGTTTCATCGTCGGCTGAACCGATAGTGAACCGCCACATAATTTGTTCTCTGAACCTCTTAAACTCATCGCATATCGCCGTAACACACCCCCAGTGCGGCTTTGAGACAATTAGCACCTGATTGCCTGCCTCCAGCAGCTTTTGCAGCACAGTAAGGCAACTGTCGAGGTTTCCGGGCGTTATATCGTGGGTCGAGGGGAACATTACGGGTTGTCCGGAGGGCAACCCCCGATTTGTCTGAAGTTTCCTACCTTGACAAGGAAACTTAGAGGGGGCATCTTTGTATTTGGGATATTTCGCATTGACCTTTTTCTGATTTATTGCAGGCTCTGCCCATTGTTTTGCTGTACATTTATGAAATCTGTCAACCGCATCGTGCCGGGCATAGCAGTACCGGCAATTATTCTCGCAGCCGAGCTGGATATTAACATTCGTCCCTGCCCATTCTCGTGTGCCTGTCCTGAGCGAAATCGAAGGGGCGGTTTTAGCTTTCATTGGGAATTGTCCGTTCTACTAATCCTATTTCAACTTTAAATTTCTCAATCGCATTTTCCGCCAGGTGTTTTGGGGCTTTGATTTTTAACATATATATCGCTGTTCGATCCTTGCCGATGGTAATTATTTTTTTCATCTCCATTGTAATTATTGGCATTTTCTTTGCGCACGCACTGCACAAATCCGGCTCAATCCAAAAGCATCCACCCGGGCAGGCTTTTTTGTCCGTGCATCCGCAAACCCGACAGGTTGGGGCTTTATTTTTTTGCTTTTTTGTTGGCATTAGTTTTCTCCATTGTCCATGATTTAGGTACTGGATATTCCACAACGGCCTTTTTATACATTTCAGCGATGTTAATGCCGAGCAGCTCCGCGATCGCCTTGGCTGATTTGATATTATCATCCGGGGTTTGAGTTATCGCCCCGCCGTATGTCACCTCTGAAACCAGATTTGGTTTGACGGCCTCAAACAGCATCGCGGCCAGCTTGTCAACATTTTGGCCGGTCAGGCTCTTAGTAAATTTTGCCATAACTTCCCGCCCGCCATAACAGCCACTGGTACCGTTATTTTTTTTGACGGCGTTTTCGTACGTTCCTATAAACACCGCCAGTTTCAGGGCCATAAATACTTCATCTTTATCTTTTTGAAGTTTAACATTTTTAATTGTGGTTTTGTCGATGGCGACCCTCATTTGCCGCAGCACAGAAAACCACCGCTTGCCCTCGAGTTCTTTTGTTCTTTCCTTCATAGGCCTTTTTACCAGTTGTCCATCTTCACCCTTTGCCTTTTTCAATGATCCACCGGACTTTGAAACCGGTATGATGTATTTGATCTGCCCATCATCCGTTGATAATGCCGGTATGGCCTTGTCGTTGTTTTTTGATACCTCTTTATATTCTCTGTTAAAAAATACCTGGCCAAACGATTTACGGAGTTCATAGGCTCCGCTGCTATATTCGTCCAATCCTGATATACAAACCAGTTTGGAATGTTCTTTTCTGAGTTCGCCGATTTTGCATAACAAATACGCTTTCGACCGGCAGTGAAAACATTCAGAATCGAGACATCTATCATTCTTCTTGAGCTGCTCATCATCAAGCGTATTGTCAAATAGTCCCGGCTGCCGGCTTGTTCTTTTGAGACATTTATCACATCGTACCGTTTTCTTTTTGCCATTGATTGATATCTCAACGAGTTCTTCCATCTGCCAGGGCACTTTGCTTAAAGACCTCATGAGTTTCGCAACATATTGTTCCACATCCTGCACAGTCGGAGTTTCTCTGTATTCATACTGGCTAAGCACTTCAAGCTGCAGATCATCCGGCAATCCTACGATCTGCTGGATATGCGATGCCGTCCAATCTGCAAAACTGCTGTTTTTCGCGAGTACGTCTTTTGCTTTTTTACAGAATTTGGTTTCTATCGCGACCCTCTGAGATACCCACTTTATGCTCTTGCCGAGTTTGCTCGCCGCTGCGGCGATATCACCTTTATATTTTCTAAGCATTATCGCAGCTGCCCTACCTTCTTCCAGTGGTGACAAATCTTCCCTGCCGAAATTCTCAAAAAATGTTATATCAAAAGCATCTTCATCGCTGATATCAAAATGAATATTACAGCCTGCGGTTTCAATCTTTGCATCGCTTGCCGCGACCAAACGCCTGGACCCTGCCAATAGTTCGTATTTGTCCTTCTGTTCCGGATGCGGCCGGACCATAAGAGGTACTTTGATTCCACCTGCCTTTATGCTCTCGAGCAGGTCCTTGAATGATTGCGTGTTTACGTTCACACGCTGCCGGGGGTTATTGGCACTGGGAATAACATCTTTTAAATTCAATACTTCAAATTTGATATTTTTCGATTCCATTTCTAAACTCCCTGATTTTTGTTATTACTTATTTTTTCGTTTCGGCCTTTGCTTTGATCGCAGCCTGAATTTTCTTTATTACCCCCGGGCATTCATTCGTAAAGAAAACAACCATCGGTTCGCTGATAATTATCTCTTTTTTATTTTTATTCGCCGTACTGCCGATCGTCAGGAACGCCGCCGCATCCCTGAACGTGATATTTCTGCCGTCCTTCGATAATGTTGCAATGCCGTCGATATTAAGTTCAACTCCGCCTAATTTGATATTATCATCTTCGCTGCTGCCCTTGGCGCCTTTAGGCATACTATTTTTCTGGTCTTTTGTCGGTCTTTGACCGACCCCCGCCCCTTTGAAGTTCTCCGATTTAAATTTCTTCTCGCTTCGAGAAGGAATTTGCGGGGCGCCTTTAGCTCTTTTTGCGATCGCCACCGATGGATGCCTGTCTTCTTCGTCCGGCTGTGAAATCGGCAGCTTGCCGCCTTTGAGTTCATCAATGATTTCCTTGGCCCGCTGTTCAGTCGCGGGCGGCTTTGTCGTTGGCGCAATCTGATGGGCCGCCGCCCTTTGTATATCCTTCGGCAGTCCGTAAAGCAAGTAAGCCTGATGCACTGGTAAAGGGTTCGTTTGGCGGGTTATCATTTGTTTGATATCTTCCGGCAGTTTGAGCAGATTCAATCGCCGGCGGACGGTATCGACGGTATAATTAAATTCCTTCGAGATTTGCTCATCGGTAAAATTGATCTCAACGAGCATTTCCATACCCCTGGCCTCTTCGATTGCATTCAACTCTTTGCGATGCCTGTTCTCGGCCAATGTCATCCGCAGCATTGTTGTTATATCGAGGTTCTCAAACACCTTCGCCTCAATAGTTGTCACACCCCTGCTTTTCGCCGCTGCCTCAATACGCCGCTGACCGGCGATGAGCCAGTATTTGCCTTCCTTATGATTCACAAGCACCGGCGCCAGCTGCCCGATTTGTTCGATGGATTGTTCCAGCGATAAAAGATTCTCGTCGTTGGCTGTCGGGGTTCTCGGATTAAACCCATCAGGGATTTGAATTGATGCTATATCTAAAATTTCAAATTTTCCTTCACTCATAAAAACGCCCTTTAAAAATTTAGAGTTTAAATTTTTATCCCCGCGATTAATCCCTAAGGGATTGCGGGGACTTGCTTCGATTTTTCTTAATACTGCCCTGCCCGCCGTCGCTTGTCGTCGGGCAGGGCCTTGGAAGGAGGTGATGATTTATTCAATAGTAACAATTTCGTGCCCTGTATTTTCTTTTGGCTCGGTGCTTCTTTTTGCAAAACTTTTAACCGCCCAGTAAACCCAATCCGCCCTTGCCTTCCACATCCCATCTTCAAGGCAGATTTGACGGAGCAATTCATCGGCACAATTCCGATATTTATCCCTGTCAAGCAATCCTTCCCGCATTAACTGGTAAAGGCAATCATGAACAAGTGACCCTCTCATAAAAGTTTTTGTGTCTATCGCCGGTCCCGATGCCCCATCCCATGCATAGCCATCACTAATAATAAGAAGCCCTGTCCCGTGAAGTGTGGCATAGGGAGTATTGATAAACAGATCCAAAATCCCTGTTTTTACCATGCAAGGACCGACAGTCCTGTATTTCCAATTTGTCAATAATTGATATTGCAATTTCATTTAGCACCCCCCGCGCCAACGCTCATCTGTCCCAGTTTAAAAGCAATTTGTGTATCGGATAATTGCCCCTCAAAAGATATATGAATCACTCCATTCGGCTCGACGGCAAGAGCAAATCCGTCTATTTTCTGGTTGAACCAGCGAGTGTATTCGGCAGTCCATTTGACGCCTTCCGGTGTAATTTTGGTCACTTTGATATTTGCGCAACCCGCTGCGGTCAAAATCACTGCACATAAACCAAAGATAATCAGATTTTTCATAATGCCTGTCCTTCAAAAATTACTATCAACTCTTATTTCAAAATCACTATCATCCTTATCTTCGCTGTTGTAAGCCATATAAACGCTGAACACTATCCAGGCAATCACACCGATTATAATGGCGAAATTTTTAATTTTTTCTTTGATGCCCATAAAGCTTTTCCCTTAATTGAGCGTTTTGTACCAGTGTTTTATTTAGAATCCGGCTGCAAAATTGCAGCTCATCCTTGTGCCCTTTTGCCTCCGCCGCACGGAGTTTATCGCCGAGCGTTATCGTCGTCATAATATGCACTTCTAAAAATGGTAATTTCATCCCTTGTCCTTTAAAAACCTTGTTTTTAAACCCCGCTCTCGAGCTGCTCCGATTTAATTTTCGTCGCTTCGACGGAAATTGCGGGGTCTTTCGTCTCCGTTTTCATCGCCTTAAATAAATGTTCCGTCCGTTCGCCGCCCAGGTACCGCCGAAGCAGGATTGTAAGCCGCACCCTTTTGGCCGATTTAAAATCGCTTTTAACTATCGCAGCGTTGACCTTTTCAACGAGTTTATCCTGATCAAATTTGCTCATGGTTTTTTGCCCTGCTTTTTCTGCTCTTGATTAAGCTGCTCAACAAAATCCGCTATATCCCGCAGGCATTCGACGGTAAATGCCATATAACTTTCCGGGAGGAATTCAAACTCTTTCCATTGTGGCCACCATATACAAACTCCGAGCATTACACCTTTTTTATTCCAGCATTCCCAGTTGAGATCTATAGAAGATTTTTCAAACCGGATAAATTTATATTCCGTTTTCAGCATCTTTGTGTCCTTCGTGTTCTCTGTGGTGAATTTATTCGGGGTCGCCGCTTGCCGCTCTTTTGCCGTCCTTCTTGCCTTTTTTGGATTTCTCCATTTTTTCATCAATCCCCGGCAGGTTTTGCTGAACCGGCTCGATTGTAATATTAACCATTCCGCCATCGTTGACGACATCTGCCATTTGTTCTACCTGCCCGGCGGTCAGTTTTAAGGCGCTAAATTTGAGAGTGTTGCTGCCTTTTTTGATCTCGAACTTGTCGATTTTCGCCGTTGTTAATATTTGCATAATTTTCCCTTTCTTCGGCGTTTCGCCGAACCCTCGATTTATCAGAAGTTTCCAACCTTGAGGGGAAACTTAAAGAGGGCTTTTAAAATAAAGTCGTTGCTGTTTGACGTTTTTCACTATTCACTTTTAACTTTTCACTTGCTCCCCCCGCAGTTTTAGCAGCTAAAACTAATCGCGGGGGCCTTCGGCCCGGCACATCTTTTATATTGCTATACCATCCGTGCGGCACCGGCCGCATATCGTATCTCGGCGCCCAGAAGTGATGGCTCTTGATTCTCTTGACGCCCCTGATTTCGACCCAGCCGAAAAATACGCCGCGGTCAATTATAAGTCCTTCGTTATCGATTTGATTCTTGCCCATCAACTGGTTTCGCCGGCCGGTGATATCGCTTTTCTCCCATCGGTGTCGTTGCCATGCCGGTCTTTGATTTTCCACACCCCGCAGATATTCGAGCATCTGGTTATCGCTCATCGGCCCGAACTTCAAAAAGACCTCATAAACAACCTGCTGGTCTTTGCCGAGAACTATCCCGTTTTCCTCCAGTGCCTTCAGCGATGTTTCGCGGACATTTGTTTTCATGCGGTTGGTGTTGCCTTTGCGAATCTATTCATTGCCTCTTTAAATTGCGGCGTTCCCGGCTCATAGCCGATTAGTTTCAGCTCTTCTTCGCATATTCTCATATCAATCTCCAGCTCGCCCGGCCGGTTGCAGATATCAGGCGGAAAAAGACCCATTCGCAGAAAGGTAACAAGTTCCGCCCTGTCGCTAAAATCTGTCTCTACAAAAGTCCCCTTTTTGTTCCGCCATAAAAATATCAGTTGCGATAAACCGTCCTCTGTTCGTTTGGGTGATATCGTAAAAGGCCCAATTCGTTTTTTCTTGCTGTTTTTTTTGTTATTCCAAAGGCTCATTTAGTCCCCTGCCCCATCGGAGTCAAAAACAGTTACATCCAGATATTGCACACCCCAGTTAAGAGCTTCCTGATGGGTATCGAAAAACACATCGAGCCTGTCGCCTTTGATTTTCCCGCCGCGGTCCTTAACTTCGACAAGGCCGTATCCGGGAATGTCTAATCTTGTGCCGAACGGTATTGTCTTATCTGCCGCCGTAAATTTGTCGCCGGGTTTGATTCTGTGGCCGCTTGCGGTAATGCCGTCGGCGTATTTGCCGCAGCATATTTCGCAGGGGCAGTATGCCGTAACACGGAATTGTTTGATGGTGATATTTTTTGATTGGCCGGCATAAACGGCAGGACAATACGGCACACATACAGGTGCTACTGCTGCAATCGATAATGCTGCGATGACGATAATTAAAATTAACGTATTTGCCATAGGAATCCTTTCCCTTTATCCCGCAGCCTTTTGCCGCGGGGTTCTTTTTCAAAAACGAGCAGCCGCTGCCCGGTAAAGAAACGCGCGGCCGCTCGCAGGAGGAGGAAGAAATAGAAGATTTCTATTATTCAATTTTAAATGTGAGCAGGACCGAGTCCGAATTAGCTCCGTCTATCAATCCTGCCCACCACGGCTAAAAAGAAACTGCAAAAGACAATTTGGACCGCTCAGTTCAGTAATATACATTGCGATTCTTCCTGGCGAATAAGTACAACCAGAAATAGCGATCCGTATTAACTTTTAAAAATTGCCCGTCTCTCCGGGCTGTCAAGCCATTGTTCTCCGGCTTTCGATTCATACTTGAGTGTTCCGCTCTGGCGATTTGCTGGGCCTTCGCAATTTTCAATCTTCAATATTAAATTTTAAATCCGTATTTGCGGGGGCAGGATTCGAACCATCCACCTGAGCTACCAACTGCTGTAAAAAGAAAGAGGCCGTATGCGGAACATCCGCATAAATAGACGGCCTCTCAAGAGTAGTAGTATTATGGGAATTTTACAGAATGATTTCGCCGGCGGTAAAAACCTTTGCGGTTCAATTACTGCCGGCTGCTGCTCGCTGCTGTGGGATAGGTTATAAAATTTGAAAAAAAGCTGTTATTGTTTAAAACGAATAAATTTTTTGAATTGTTGCAATCTATTTTCCAGCCATTGTGCTAATTGTGGAATCCATAATGCCTTAAAAATTTCTTCAAAAAGCTCTTTTCATGCCTTAT